GGTGGCGAGATATTTTGACTAATTGCACGGGAGTTCAGTTAAGAGGCGAGCAAGCAAAGCCAATCATCAATAAGATTATGGATGAAATACATGAAGTCTATGGCAAATCAGAAGACGTTTGGTTAGATTGGAATGAACGTGAATCTAGGAAGCACGTATCATATACAGTTAGAAACAATCGTTTCTCCCCGAGTTGTAAGACTCTTATTTCAAACGGATATTGTGTAGGTAAATGTTGGAGGTTTCCAAATGGAAAAAAGTGATTTAATGTTTTATGCTAGAATTGCTTTTTATGTAACAGGCACAATTGCTTTTATTCTAGCATCAGTAACGGAGGTAGCACAATGTTAATCATAGATTCAAGAGAAAAAGAAGGTTCAAAACTAGTTAGACTAGTTGAGCAAAAGGCAAAAGCACTAAACATCAAAACAGAAAAGAAGTGGATTGAAATTGGCGACTACGTTTTCAATGACGTGTGCTTTGAAGCCAAATCAACTACCGACTTCTTAGGTTCAGTCATTTCAAAAAGAATGTGGACTCAGATTGATAACATGGATAGGGCATATAAAACGAACATTGTTCTAATTTATGGTAATCTCCAAGAAGCCATCAACAATGTGATTGATAATTCACCAAACAATATGCCCAGAGGAACGCGAGGTATTCTTCTAAGAAATAAATTCTTGGGAGCATACGGTCGTATTGTTCTAGACATGGACACTAAACCAATGTGGGTCGAATCAGAGGAAGAAGCCGCTGAAATCATTACTGCGGTATGTAAAATGCAACCTCTCGATAGACCTAGCATTAAGCCTAGAATCCATAAGAGACTAGCAACAGATGACTTAAGAGTTGATATGCTTTCGACAATTAAGGGAGTATCTGAATCAAAGGCAGAACGCTTGATTAAAGAGTTCGGTTCCATTATGGAAATCGGAGAACAGAAAGCATACGAAATTACAAAAATGGAAGGTATCGGTCCAACGGTTGCAAACCGTATTTTAGATACATTAAACTCAGAAGATAAGGTGAGAGTATGAATGAAGCAGAAGAATTTGTTGAATTTTATGAAGAACGAGCAACGGCTTTCTCGGAGTCACTCCCTGCATTAGTTAGGGAGTTTCAGAAGTCTGCACTTGAAGTTTCACACATGAATGACGTGCCTGCGGCGGTATCGTTCTTTGTGATTCTAGGTCAGATTTCAAAAGACTTCGTGCAAATCGTGAATGGAAGAAACATCGAAGACTCTAGAATCCATTTCTGTTGGATTCAAACTTCAGGAACAGGAAAGTCAACCCTGTGGAACTTTGTTGGTCCTGTTGCAGAAGGTGTCTTTAGGCGAATTAATGAGAAAGGGACGCACCCTAACTTGGTCTGGAAAGACTATAACCGTCCTCAAAGTTTCGACACGTTTTCTCTAACTGACTATACCGATGCAACTTTGATTGGTGGTTTCAATAAAACAATCAATGATGAAGGTGAAGTTGAATTAGATTCTGTCCCCGGACACTTGGAAGGTGCGGGCCTTGCCCATTGGGATGAATTTGAATATTCAGGTGTGTTCAAACCAACACAACACAATGAATCTTCTATTGTGTATCTAAATACTTTGATGAATACACTAGCCGGTGAATCTTGGGTAATTAGTAAGGCCCTTCGTCAGTTCGATAACGAAGTAAAATACTGCCTAAGCCAACGTTCAACTATTGCTATGACTTATCCTCCTGAGAATCTTAGTGACGTTATTGCGAACAAAGGTGTTCTTCAGCGTATGCTTCTTTATGTTTGGGACGTTCCTGAACACATTCAACAGAAGATGCGCCGTGACCAAATTATGAAAGCGGGAACCTTTGAAGAAGTTGACCAACCGATTGAGAAGTTCGTAAATGGTATCTATAAGGTATATGAAGAACTAAAGAAAAAGTTCGATGAATCTGGACGTGACCCTAAATCAACTATCAAGTATTCTGCTGCTTTCAATGATGCTCTAATGTTAGAGTATGAAAACATGGAAGCATTCATTAACAATACTAACGGTGACGTTCGTAAGGTGGCGCAAAACTTTACCACCCGTTTGATGAAGATTCTGATTAAGATGAGCGTTCTTTGTTGTATCGCTGAAGCACCTTCTATTAAGAAAGCAAGTGACAAATTCGTTGTTGGGCCGAGAAATGTCCGTCAAGCGGGAAGTGTCGTCCGACAATGTTATAGCACATTGGTTGATTGGCTAGAGCAAGGCCTTCGGGTCAAGCGACGAAGCATCGCGGAAAAGTCTCTGTTTCCTGTATTTGCTAAGGTTTATGCAGAGATGGTAACTGAAGAGAATGAAGGTTTTGTTTCAAAGAAAGACCTCCTTACCCGTGTAATGAACGAAGGTAACAAGTCTCAGCCATCTGTATATAATTACTACAGAAAGATTCAGCATAAATTCAAAGAGCAAAAAGAAGGACGTTCGGTTTATACAAAGTTAGTTGGTGATGAAGAATGAAGTGGGAAAACACGTATAAAGTATTTGAAGTGTCAAAAGGACCAAAAGTGATTATTGAATCCCTTAACACATATGGTGAAGAGGGTTGGGAATGCTCTTCAATGGTTACAGTTGCGGGACAAAATATCGTTGTCTTCTTGAAGCGAAAGATTGCTGAAGAAGAAAAGGTGGATAAGAAAGAGCAACAGTTAAGCAAACTTTGGTCCGGCGGTGAGTAAAATGAATGTAATGGCGATTGACTTAGAGACTAAAAACATGTCCTATGAAATCGGTGGATTTGGTAATACCCATATGTTTCAGGTTTCAACTGTAACCACTTGGGATGGCTCAACGGGAACGGCATACGTTGATGAAGCCGTTGATACCTTCGCTAAGGGTGGTCATGTGGTCAAAAGTCTTCGTGACCTCAAGTATGACCTCGATGACTTCCAAAAGGCAGGAGGCCTTCTATTAGGCCACAATATCGCGGCGTTTGACCTACCTATCCTTCGAGATTCTTTGGACATATACTGTATTCGCAAGTATTTAGAGGAAAAACAATACATTGATACTAGTAAAATTCTTCTAAAGGAATATGGTGAGCGATATCGTTTACAAAACTTAGTGGAGTGTTCTTTAGGTGCTTCAAAGACTATGGATTCTGCCGATGCTCCTGCACTTTGGAAGGCAGGAGATTATGATACAGTTGTGGATTACTGCTTAAAAGATAGTCAGTTAGTCTATGACCTTTGGAAATATGGTCAAGAAAATGGAATCGTAAAGGGATTCTCTGTTGAACAAGAAGAGTTTGTTGATTTAGGAGTTGATTGGTGATGACGACTTGGGAATGGTTAGGATTAATTTTATTCATGCTTATGGTTTTGCTTCTCTTCTTCGCGGCATTTGGCGGTTCTAACGTCACCGATGAGTCCGTCGAAGAATACATGACGAGGCTAATGCAAAAGCGTGATAAAGATGGCTCTTAAACAAATTTGTCCTTTTTGCGGTGCTGAAACACTCGCAAGAAGAATGGTCGCCTTTTATGTAGGAAAGGCCGGACAAATTAAAATGTGGGAGTGCCGAAAGTGCAAAGGCGCATGGTCTAACGAAACTTCGTTAAGCGATTAAATAGGGGGGTCGAGGGGTAAAACCCTCGGCCTCCCATTTTTTTTGGCTTTTATTTTTCACATTATTATTTTTTAATGTGAACATATTAACTAGTTTGGCTCATGTGATTAAGCCATACAGTTGTAAAGCGTCAATTAGGGCGTCTACTTTCGTTCTAAGATTTCCAATTTCAGTTTCTAAACTTGAAACATAAACATCTACTGAAGGTTCAAAACCATTGAAAGCACTAGGATTTGGTGCAGGTTTGGGTTGAACGGCACTTGAACCAAGATTCCCAACAGATTGTTGAGCCGCAACAGCAGTTCCAAAGAAACCAACATTTGAACCATCGTGGTCTAAATCACCATTTAATTCAGCGTGAGAAGATAGTCTAAATTGTCCCGTAACATCTAATTCAACTGAAGGAGAAGTATTTCCAATAGCAACCTTTCCATCTGAAGTAATTCTCATTTTTTCACTAAAGGTAGGAGTTCCACCAACTGCTTTTTGTGTGAAAAATCTCATAGCGAAATCAGGTGTAGCGTTTTCGTTGATTACATCAATTTTAGCACCAACACCTGCTGACCCTGTGCTTGAATCTTGTCCTTCCCATTCAATTGCACCGACAACATCATTTGTTGCAACAGTTGTTTTTGTGCTTTCAATTCTTAATGTTGCATCTGTGTTAGCGGATAGATGTAGTAGTTTATCTGGTGTATCAGTCCCAATACCGACTCTTGAAACGTCACCATCAATACGCATAACTTCTGTGCTTGCCCCACCATCATTTACTTTGAAGATAATGTCTTTATCTTGTGTAGTATTTTCAATAATAGCGTTAGATGAAGAGGTTGAAAAGTTTAACCCCGCTTCTGTCTCAACCGCTGAAACTGCATCACTATCTCCATAAGCAGCCGTAAAAGATAATTGTCCTCCGCCATCTGTCTTTAATACTTGATTAGCCCCTCCGTCAGCAATAGGCCAATTTAAACCGTCAAGAACAATTTTACCACTTCCGTTTGGAGTAATTCTAATATCCTGATTTGTTTGAGTAGTAATAAGATCAATACCGCCACCGGAAGCGGCTTTAATAGTCCCTTCTTCTGTATATCCAGAATTATCTCTAGCAACACTAATAGAGTTTTTAGTTTTACCTAACGTCAAGTATTGAATATGAGCCTCTGTTGAATCATGTTTAGCGGCAGCAATAATCACATCTCCCGCAGAATAATCTGGAACTGTAGTTGATGTTCCTGTTCTAATCACAATCGCATTCGAAGAATCCACAACAATTAAGTGATAAACATTTGCAGTAAGAGTTAAGTCACTTGATGTAGCACTTACAGAAACTAATTCACCATCTCTAATAATTTTTCCAGATGCTACTGCTAATGCAGTAACGCTGTTCTTAGTGATATTGAAACCACTAATTGCATAGTTTTGCCCAAGACCTAAACTTAGTGCTTTGATTAAACCCGTGTGGGGTGCATCGGCGGCATCTAAAATTTGACCCAAAGAACTTCCTGTAGTAAAACGACTATATAAACCGGGATTGCTAACCATATCACTCAACCTCTAAAACAAAGAAAATTTCTAACGTTTCCGTTGAAGTCAAAGGCCCTACGGCGTCAAATGCTTCACGGATAAAAAGACTAGAACCATCAAAGAGGCCTGCTTCTCTGATAACATCTCCAGAAATAGCAGAACCGGGAACAGTTAATTTAAGTTCAAATACGTTACCTTCAATATCTGAAGTAAGTGTAGGGGTAGCAGAAAGTTCAGCATCTAAGCCTGTAGCGGCAGGACTTGTTGAGTTTCCGCCTCTTCCGATTTTACCGGAGTCAATATTGTTTTTGATAAAACTCGCAACTGCGTCCTTTAAAGAATCTGTAATCAATAGTCCACCTCCACTAAGTCTGTAATTGTGTTAACTCCACCCAAAAATGTGATTGAAAATCCAAGTGTCGAAGTAAAGCCGAGTTTATATGACGCTAGGTCCGCCTTCCTAACTAGCAACTTAAGCGGCTTGACTTTAATGTTTCGCACGAAGTCAAGATTAACGACGGTCGAATCAGAGATTTCTTCTCTTAAGAACACATTTGTTTTCTGATTCTGAACTAAAAGTTCTGCAAATCTATCACCAATGTTTTTACTAAATTTACCCAGAACTAATTTAATTTTACCCGTAAGGTTATATTCGATTTCAATAATATAATATTCTGCTCTTGGAATATTTTCTCTTCTAATTTCAACTTGGACAATATCTCCGGGCTTAAATTGCGTTGTTGATTTAGGTGCTAACTCAATAACTAGTTTTTCATTTACCTTATTATGTAAGATAAAGAGTTCTCTAGCCTTAGATTCAACTTCTCTTTGTGTTAGAAGAGAACGGTCCACGAACTCTAATGTCTTTGTTCCATTTTTCTTAATGTCAGAAACATTTCTTTTTTGTGCTTTATGCGCCCTTCCAAACACAACAATACTATTATATTTGTCGAATATCGTTTTGTCTTTTTCATAGGAAGTGATTAGATAGTCACCATCATCAGAAATAAGAATATCAGTAGAAATTTCGGAAGCATCTCTATTAACAATTTTTAGATTCTCTCCCTGCCTATGTAAAGTTTGGTTCTTCTCTTTAAGAAGAGAATTAACTGCACTAAGTAAGGAAACGCCCTGTAATGTCGGAGTAACGAATCGTTTAGTTGAAGAACTTAAACTAAATTGAATGTTTTCTTCGTTAAGTAAATCTTCAACAATTTCATCTACTTCTGAACCTACGCTCACAGATGTTCCAATTAATGCTCTCTTATAATCTGAGTCAACTCTATAGTTGGTTTTGACTGTAAATGGTTCAGTAACGGATGCTACTCCAATAATTTTTCTTGTTTCTCCTAGATTAAGAACGTAACCTAAACCATCATCTTCTAGTCTAACCGAAGTCTTATATGGCGATTGGCCGTCTGAAATGCACATAATTGTTTCGCTTGTTGGAATAACATCATCTAGAACATCATAATCTCTAATGACGTTATAATGATGCGAATCACTATTTCGATTTAAATCAATAGCAACTAACATTGATAAGGCCGCTTCACTACCTCCTTCATTTTTAGTTGAAGTAGGTTCTAAGACGTTACCTGCCGACATATTCTTTAGCAAGAAAGAAGGAGGTTTATCATAGGGCGTCCCTGTATTATCTAAGGTTAAATTAGAAGTAACTACATTCATTGGAATTTTTCTTTTAAAATTAGAATGTAAGCATGTATGGTTTGGTTGCATAATTCTATAAAATCCTTGGCTTAATGCGTGGTCAGTAACCAATTTGAAAATTTCTGTCCCTGCATTTGGGTCTAACTCATGGGACATTACATAAACAATATCAGTAGGTCTAGAATTGTTAATAGACGGCGACGTAACACTTTGACCATTATA